TGAAAATTAATTACTTGAGTCAGGATTCACCTGACGATTACATTATAAAACAATCTGAGTTTAAGGACTCTAGTGGCATGCCATATACTAGGTGTCCATGTTTTAATCATAGGAACGAAAGAACTTTTATAATATCATCACCTATTGACTATGAGTTTAGAGTTGATGAACCAATAGACTCAAATTTTTTACACCATAATCAAGAGCATTTAGATACTTTAGTCTTTCATTTAACAACACCACATTTTTTATTGTGGACATCAGATGATGATGTGTGGTTAGAAGCAAATGATCATCCTATGACTGCTTTGGATAATAATATGATTATGGTTCCTGGTTGGGTACAGTTATCTACATGGCCGTCTAAGGCAAGTATCGGATTTCAAGTGGTAGATAAAACAAAACCAGTAAAGTTCAGAAAAGGTGATCCTCTATGCAGGTTATCCTTTCATTCTCCTGATCTAAATGCAGAAGTGGACTTACAAAGAATTGAAGATCATGCTATAATAGATGAAATCTTAGAAATTTATGAAACAAAACGAGAAGAGGCAATGGATAATGGAGAATGGAAAGATAGATTATTTAAAAAGGGTAAATCCAAATGCCCTTTTGCGAGAATTATTTACTAAATAACTTTACGCAATGAATTAAAACAATGAGTGTAGTGACTGAACCGACCGTTGATTGGTCGTCCGATAAGATGGTAGAAGTATCATTAAGTGAACCAGATGATTTTTTAAAGGTTAGAGAAACCTTGACAAGAATTGGTGTAGCATCGAGAAAAGAAAAAAAACTTTATCAAAGTTGTCATATCCTACATAAACAAGGAAGATACTATATAGTTCACTTCAAAGAACTATTTGCATTGGATGGAAAAAGAGCTAACCTTACTATTAATGATGTTCAGCGTAGGAACCGTATTTCTCAGTTGCTTGCTGATTGGGGACTCATTAGTATATTAAATGTCGATCAGATATCCGACATTGCACCATTAAACCAAATAAAAGTGTTGTCATATAAAGACAAAGGCGAGTGGATATTAGAAACAAAGTACAATATAGGAAGAAAAAAAACAGAGGAAGATTGATTTGAAAAAATTTATTTTTGATGTTGACGGGACTCTCACACCCGCCAGAAAAGAAATTGATGGTGAGTTCTTACCATTTTTCTATGACTTTGCCACAAAACATGATGTCTACTTAGTAACAGGTAGTGACAGAGAGAAGACATTAGAACAACTCACACCAAGTTTATATAACAAATGTACCAGAGTATATAATTGTTCTGGTAGTGATGTGTATGAGGGCACTAAGAATGTCTATAGGGACGATTGGGAATTGCCTGATGATGTAAAAAGACACCTAGAAAATGAATTATTATTCAGTAGGTTTCCAATTCGTAATGGAATTCATATAGAGGTTAGACCTGGCGGTGTAAACTTTAGCATACTGGGTAGAGCAAATACATGCTTTATAGAAAGAGAAGAGTATGTTAAATGGGACAACTTAACCCATGAAAGAAAAGAAATTGCTAGAAGACTTAGACTAAAGTTTCCAGAACTAGAGGTACAGATAGGAGGACAAACAGGTTTAGACCTAGCACCACTAGGAAGAAACAAAAGTCAAATCCTTAGAGACTTTCAAACTACTGACGAGTTACACTTCTTTGGTGATATGATGGAGAAAGGTCAGAATGATTATGCTTTAGCAAAAGCAGTACAAGAAAAGGGCGGTTTTCACTACCATGTAAAAGATTGGGTGGACACCCGAACCAAGTTAGTCGGTATAACCGATTGACCATATATAATATTTCTGTTTAAATAGTAATGTCGCCTTCGGGGACACAATTACACTCGCTTAATAAGGAGAACTATGGACATTCAGAAGTATCATTCTGCCGATCTACCAACTATCATAGATCGCATTTCAAGGAATAGCATCGGATTAGATAATTATTTCGATCAATTCTTTACAACAGATTTTAACACTAGTTACCCACCATACAATTTGGTTAATGTTAGTAATGTTGAATCAAGACTAGAAATAGCATTAGCAGGGTTTTCTAAAAAACAAGTTAAGGTTTACACAGAGTATGGTAAACTAGTTGTAGAAGGTAACAAAGAAAACAAAAAAGAACCTGAGAACTATACTCACAGGGGATTAGCACAAAGAGCGTTTACTAGATCATGGACTATCGCAGACGATACAGTTGTCAAGAAGGTAGTGTTTGAAGACGGTTTATTAACTGTCACATTAGGTAAGATCGTTCCAGAGCATCATGAACGAAAAGACTGGATTTAAACACATTTCTCTGGGGGTTGGCAAACCCCCATTTTTTATGTTATAATAACTGGGTAACGACGGTTACATTGGGTGTGACTGAATAAACTTACTGGCATATAGCTGGTTAAGGTGATGCGACAGAGGTGGTGCTCGCTACTGGCAACAGTAGAACTTCTCAACCAAGAAGGTCGTAGGCAGGGGAGTTTTTCTAATCTGTAGAAATGCCCTCCTCTTGTTGGTATACAGGAATCCAACCACCCACCCTACACTACATGATGGTATTATGTCTATTAAAGTTGGAATATTAAATGACGGTACACAACTTCTTGCTGATATAAAAGAAGTTTTGGATGGTGATACTAAACAATATATGGTCATAAAACCATTTGAGATTGTGTACACAGACGCAATGGAATTGTTAGAAGAAAATAATGCCACAAAAGCAACAACTAAACAAGTTGGATTAAAAACTTGGTTAGAAATATCAGAGGATGATACATTCATTATAAATCCTAATACAGTCACTACAATATGTGATCCTGTACCTGATTTACGATCAATGTATGAAGACCTAACTGCAGGAAGAAGAATCTAATGGCATCACCTATCATAAAATTACTCGTTCTAAAAAACGATTCTAAAGTTTTAATTACTAAAATTAGAGAAGTACAAAGTGAATTAGGAGAACCTGATTGTCAATTGACAGATCCTGTTGAATTTAGAATTGAAGAAGGAACAGATTGGAAAGAAAGATTACAAAGGTGGCCAGGTAAACAACTGACACAAGACCACCAGTGCATGATATCATCTGATGCTATACTAACAATTGTAGATCCTCAACCAGAATTGTTGGAGGCATATCAAGAGGTTATTAGTTGAAGTTTTATACAAATGTTTGCATGATCGGGGACAAGTTTCTCGTCCGTGGATACGATAATGGCGAGTATTTTCAGATCCGTGACGATTATCAACCTACCCTATTTGTATCATCAAATAAAAAAACACATTACAAAACTCTCGATGGTAAAAGCGTAGCACCTATTAAACCTGGTACTGTGCGAGAAACCAGAGATTTTATAAAACAATATGAGTTTGTAGATAATTTCCAAGTATTTGGTAATGAAAGATTTATTTACCAATACATATCAGACAAATATCCTCAAGACGAAGTTAAGTTTGATGTTAGTAAGATTCGTCTATACACGATGGATATTGAAACTAGATCAGAGAATGGATTCCCTGATGTAGAGGCAGCAGATCAAGAGATGTTATTGATCTCTATGCAAGATTATAATACAAAAGAGATTATTACATGGGGTATTGGTAAGTTCAAGTTAAAGCAAGAGAATGTATATTACAAACAATTTAATAATGAGTTTGATTTACTAAGTGATTTTATACAATGGTGGATTAAAAATACTCCAGACATTGTGACTGGTTGGAACATACAAATGTTTGATATACCATATCTCGCAAAAAGATTGTATAGAGTTCTAGGTGAGAAAACTGCTAGAAGATTGTCCCCTTGGGGTCTAGTGTCTCCAAAAGAACTTTACATCAAAGGTCGTCGTCATGTTGTATATGATATAGGTGGTATCACACAATTAGATTACCTAGATCTATACAAGAAATTTACATATAAAGCACAAGAATCTTACCGACTAGAATACATTGCACAGGTAGAACTAGGACACACAAAACTAGATCACTCTGAGTTTGATACATTCAAAGATTTCTACACTCATGGGTGGCAAAAATTTGTAGAATATAACATTGTCGATGTGGAACTAGTTGATAAACTAGAAGACAAAATGGGTCTTATTCAGTTGGCATTGACTATGGCATATGATGCCAAAGTAAATTACAATGATGTGTTCTATCAGGTTCGCATGTGGGACAATATAATTTACAATTATCTAAAGAAAAGAAATATTGTTATTCCTCCTAAATTATCTGAACAAAAGGATGAAAAATATGCAGGTGCATATGTAAAAGAACCTATACCTGGCAAGTATGATTGGGTGGTATCCTTTGACCTTAACAGTCTGTATCCTCATTTGATTATGCAGTACAATATATCACCAGAAACATTATTAGAAAGCAAACATCCTACTGTATCAGTCAAAGATATACTTGAAAAAAATATAACTTTTGAAATGCATAAGGATAATTCTATTTGTGCTAATGGTGCAATGTATCGCAAAGACAAGAGAGGGTTCTTGCCTGAGTTGATGGAAAAGATGTATAATGAAAGAGTCATTTTCAAGAAGAGAATGATCAAAGCAAAGAAAGAATATGAGAAAACTCCCACTAAAGATCTTGAGAAAGAGATTGCTCGATGTAACAACATCCAGATGGCAAAGAAGATATCTCTTAACTCTGCCTATGGTGCGATTGGTAATCAATACTTCCGCT